CTAATGATTTATATTTATAATTATTTATTATTTAACATCAATGAAAGGTAGGATAACCATGCAGCCGTGGGAAACTGAGCAAATGTATTTCTCAACAGTCCATGATATTGCTGAATTGTTGGTAAGTTATAATGTGGACACCGAAACGATGATTTCTGATGTGTTGGATTGTGTTCTGCGTGTCAGGCCTGAAAGCCGACAGGCATTCCAACTACTGGGTATTCTTGACTATTTTACTCAACTAAAGGCCATAGATGATGCAAACGACATCGCAAAACAAATTCTTGAGGCATGAGGCCTGCGACAAATGCGGCAGCAGCGATGCTAAAGCCGTGTATTCCGATGGCTCCAGTTATTGCTTTGCCTGTAAGACAGCAATACGAGCCGATAGCGCCGTTTCTATCAATTCTGGGGGTAAGGTACTACCTATGACAAACAAAGCCGTTGTAGGCCAAATTAGACCCCTTGGCGGGGATTTCCTGAGCATACCTGAGCGTGGTATCACTAAGGCTACCTGTGAGGCCTACGGTGTCAGGCAATCAGGGACAGAGCATTATTATCCTTACACCGATGCTGCCGGCAAAGACATCGCACACAAGATCAGAGTAGTGACTGACAAGTCATTTAGATCTCAGGGAAACATCAAGGATGCAGTCTTGTTCGGACAAGCGATGTGGAACAAAGGTGGTAAGTTTGTGACCATTGTCGAAGGTGAGCTTGATGCGCTAGCGGCCTACCAAATGATGGGATCAAAGTATCCTGTGGTGTCCATCAAGAATGGTGCTGCCTCTGCCGTGAAAGATTGTCAGGCCCAGTATGAATGGCTTGACAGTTTCGACAACATTGTGTTAGCCTTTGATTCTGATGACCCAGGCAGAGAGGCTGCGGCTGGTGTCGCTGAGTTGTTTGGCAGCAAGGTCAAGATCGTCAAGATGGGCCAAGGCTATAAAGACGCCTGCGATTATCTTAGTGATAACAAGTCTGCTGACTTTGTGAAAGCGTGGTGGGCAGCAGAGCAGTTTGTGCCGGATGGCATTATTGCCGGTGCTGACCTGTTTGAACTGGTGATGGAGCCTCTACCGAAGGCGCAGGCACACTATCCTTATATGGGCCTTAACATGGTCACTGGTGGCATCAGGCAGCAAGAATTGGTGGTGGTCACTGCTGGCTCTGGTCTTGGCAAGTCGCAGTTTATGCGTGAGATTATTTGGCAGTTGTTGTGCGAAACTCAGGACAACATCGGCATTATGTTCTTGGAAGAGTCAGTAAAAAAGACTGCACTGAGCATCATGTCGCTGGCGATCAATAAGCCGTTACACTTATCGGAGGTGGAAGCAAATGATAGAGAAAAGAGAGAGGCATTTGACAAAACACTCGGATCTAGCAGACTCTATTTTTATGATTGTTTTGGTAGCACTGCTATCGATAACATTATCAATCGGGTTCGCTACTTTGCTCGTGGGCTTAATTGCCGTTATATTCTCTTAGACCATGTGAGCATTGTGGTTTCTGCTCAGGATCACTCTGATGAGCGCAAAGCCTTGGATGAGATCATGACGAAACTGCGGATGATTGTGCAAGAGACTGGTGTGTCCCTGTTTGTTGTGTCGCACCTAAAGAGGCCGGACGGTAAAGGCCATGAGGAAGGTGCAGTGACATCCTTGAATCAATTGCGTGGATCTGGTAGCATTGGACAATTGGCAGATATGGTGTTAGGCTTAGAACGTGCTGCTCAACACGAGGATCCAATTGAGAGGAACACAACCAGAGTGCGAGTGATCAAGAATCGATACAGTGGCGAGACTGGTAAAGCCTGTGCCGTGCTCTATGACAAATACACTGGCAGAATGACAGAGATCAATGAGGCTTCACTATGACAGACATACGCAAAGCAGCAGCGATGGCGTTGGATGCGTTGAATATGTACCGTGAACACGATGCTGAGAACATTGGTTTGGCAGATGCGGCATACGAAGCACTACGCCAAGCACTAGCGCAACCGGAGCAAGAGCCTGTGGGATATGTAACCATTGAGAACATTTCTAGTTGGGCACAAGTTCCCTCAATAAAGTGGTTCAAAAAACCTACTGAAGGGCCACTCTACATCGCACCTGTCGATGCCGTAAACATGAGCCAAGAATGTGTCGATGAAACGGCAAAACGTGAACATGAGCCTTTTATTTATGTGCGTGAAGATAATGAAAAACCTTTTGGTGGGTATGAGCATTGTAGCGAAGCAGATGCTGGGGCTTTTCCTGTCTACACCGCACCACTAAAGCGTGAATGGGTTGGGCTGACGGATGAAGAAATTGAGGAATGCAAAATCAACGGCGGCTTACCACACGCTATCAATTGGAGGCTCTCGGTAAAGGTTATGGAAGCCAAACTAAAGGAAAAGAATACATGACATCACCAGTAATCATCGGTATAATCGCATTTGTGGCATCCATCATCAGGGGATTAAAATGATTGAGCATTGGTCAGCAGCAAAGGTAGAAGTTTATTTGGAAGAGAAGGATAAAGAGATTGACCAGTTGCATGAAGAGATTCGGATTTTGACAGAGCAGCGTGACGATGAAGAGGCACGAGTCAAGGTCTGTGTAAAGTTTCTGAGAGAACTGCTGCATCCTGAATACTTTGGATGGGCAGTGACTCAGGAAATCCGTGAGCAGGTAAGAAAAACCTTAATAAACATTGGAGAGTTCTATGAAACAGTCGGAAGTGAAACTAAAATTGGATAACTACATTGGCTTTGATGACGATGGTTACCTGGAGTGTTCAATCTTTCTAGGTAACGGTGATGACCCTATCGTCAATCAGAAGTTTTCGATGAAGGACATCGTCAAAGAGTTTATTGATATTAGGTCTTCCTCAAAAGGCTTTGATACGCTGTATAACAAACAGCGTGACCTAGTCGTCAAGACTCTTGAGAAGTCAATCGAGGCGCTCAAAAAGGCAGCATGAGTGCTACCCTAATAGCGATCATAGGAGTTGTGTATGCGATTGTGGCTGCTGATTTACTTTGGCGTGGTAACATTGGTCTCGGTATTGCTTTTGTTGGCTATTCAATCGGGAATGTTGGACTCTATCTTGCTGCTAAGGTGAGCACATGAAAACCTATTGGATTCAGCAATTGGCACACCTACACGCCCAAGATGCAGCCATTTTCGTTCTATTTCTTTTAACTGTAGTTATCTTCGCACTATGGAGGTCTTATGCCGAAGGTTAGTGGTGTCCCCTATGATGTTAAACTAGAGGGCTTTAAGGAGTTTAATCCTTTGGATCACATCAAAACCAAAGAGCAATTGGATGAATATGTTGCCGGACTGAAAAGCAATTCTGTTGAATTGACAGATGAACGGATTCTGCAATTAGCAAAAGAGACAGGCGCATCAAAGGTCTTCGTTGCTGGCTATGCCATCTCTGGCGACAAGAAGATCATCGAGTTCGCTAGACTAATCGAACAGGAACTGGCAAAATGAATCCAGTCAGCGTATCGACAGTGCTCAATAAGAGTGGTGTAATGACGATGTATGTATTGATGGATGACGGTACTATTCTGAAAAAGGCAGAAGATGAAAACCGATGGTCAGAGGCGGGTAGTATTCCTGGACATAGAAACGACAACGGATCACAACCAGATCCATCTGTGCGTAACAAAGGATCAAAGAAGCGGAGCAGTTGAATGTCATCGCAAGGCAGAAACTTTATTAAAAACATTAGAGGACAAACCTTTACTGGTGGCGCACAACGGAATCTTCTTCGACTTCCCGATATTGAACAGGCTATGGAATACGAAGATAGTTCCATCGATGTGCATCGATACCCTAGTCATGTCAAGGCTGATGAATCCAAACCGAGAAAACGGTCACAGCCTCGCAGCGTGGGCAACAAGTCTAGGAACAGAAAAGATTGACTTCAAAGACTTTGATAGTGGCTGGTCACAAGAGATGCAAGACTATTGCATCCGTGATGTTGAGGTGTTGGAAAAAGTCTACAACGCTTTATTAAAGGAGAAAGATCAATATGGATTCTCGCAAGACTCCATCGAACTTGAGCACCAAGTCGCAATTATCATTGCGAAGCAAGAGCGAAATGGTTTTAGATTCGATCTGCCTAACGCTATGGTGCTTTTGGCAGGACTTAAAGATAAAATGGTATCAATTGAGACATCCTTACAGAGCATCTTTCCTCCAATCATTACCGAGCGAACAAGTGAAAAAACAGGAAAGAGACTCAAAGATGATGTCGAAGTCTTTAACCCAGGCTCAAGGCAGCAAATCGCCAAGCGGCTCCAAGAGAAAGGTTGGAGGCCAACAAAGAAAACCGAAAAAGGCCAAGTGATTGTCGATGAATCTACACTGGCGGGAGTTGATATACCAGAAGCAAGAGCCATTGCCGAATACCTACTCATTCAGAAAAGGGTGGCTATGGTTGAGTCATGGATTGAGAGTGTATCTGACCACAACAGGATTCACGGTAAGGTCATCACCAACGGAGCAGTCACAGGCAGAATGACACATAGCACACCTAATATGGCTCAGGTGCCATCGGTAGGTTCAGAGTATGGTCCTGAGTGTCGAAGCCTCTTTACGGTTGAGAAAGGCTATAAACTGGTTGGCTGTGACGCTGCATCGCTGGAGTTAAGAATGCTGGCACACTACATGAAGGATGAGCAATATGCTAGAGAAATCGTTGAAGGTGACATCCATACAAAAAACCAGACTGCGGCAGGTCTTGAAACTAGGGCGCAAGCCAAGACATTCATTTACGCTCTACTCTATGGCGCAGGGCCTGCCAAGATCGGGAAAATTGTTGGTGGTTCGGCAGCGCATGGTCAGAAACTCATCGATACTTTTCTTCGGAACACGCCAAGTCTCAAAAGACTTCGAGACAAGGTTGAGAAGTTATCGGTACAAGGATCGCTACCAGGTCTTGACGGTAGGAGACTATTCATTCGTTCCTCACACGCAGCACTTAACACGCTATTGCAGGGTGCTGGTGCGGTAGTGATGAAGAAGGCTCTTGTGCTGCTGGATGAGCAACTTAGACGGAACAAGTTAGATGCTAAATTTGTAGTCAATGTGCATGATGAGTTCCAGTTAGAAGTTAAGGAAGAACACGCACAAAGAGTAGGGGAATTAGCGGTTGACAGCATCCGCAAATCTGGTGTAGTATTAGGACTGCGGTGTCCCCTTGACGGGGAATACAAAATAGGGGACAATTGGTGTCAGACGCATTAACAGAGTTTGAAGACTTGGGAGATCCTGAGTCTGCTATATTTATTGCCGTGATCGATGGCGCAGTCCATATTGCTTACTCAAAGGACTTAGCCGCCGACTTCGACAATATGCTTGACATTTTGGAAACAGCCGCTAAAATGGTGCTATCTGCCACTGCGGATGAGTCTAAACAACTAATTCATTGACCTTAAAGGAGAATCAAATGAATGACGTAGCAAAGCCAGTAAAAGTAAAAGCCACGATTATGTGGTGCTTTCACAATAAGCCTAACGAGATGTCTAACAAGTTCCAGGTGGATCTGTGTAACCTGTCAGACAACGCAGTTAAGGCTTTAGAGTCGTTGGGTCTGGAAGTGCGTAAGCGTGAAGATAAGCCAGAGAAAGGCTTTTATATCACTTGCAAGAGCACTGTCCCGATGAAGGTGTTCGATGCCAGTGGCGGTGATTTAAGCACAGTCGCTATTGGTAACGGATCTACGGCAACAGCCGTGGTTGGTGCTTACGAGTGGTCTTGGAAAAACAAGAAAGGCGTTTCTCCATCCATGACTAAGTTAGTAATCGATAGTTTGGTGGCCTATGAAGCAGACGCTGAAGAAGCCGAAGAAGAAGTGCTGTAAACATAACCGAAAGGACAATTATGTATATCATCCGTTTTAATGGTAAGAAGTTATCGCTGAAGTCTCTGAGTGGTTTCAAAAACTACGAAGCAGCACGAAATGCTCTTCGTAAGTATCTTCGTGCTAAAGGACTGAGCCGGATTCACGGACAACTCGGTTACGCTATCGCACGAGTTTAATCAGTGATCGCACTTGTTGATGGCGACATTATCGCCCATATCATCGCTCATGGTTGCGAGGACTATGACGATAAGACCGCTATCAGCAAGTGCTCTGAATATCTTGAAGACCTTGTCTATATTCATGCTGGTTGTGACGATGCTGATGGTTGGCTTACAGGTTATCAGAACTTTCGTATCCCAATAGCCAAGACCAAGCCGTACAAGGGAAATAGAACACAAGAGAAACCTAAGCATCTAGACTTAATTAGGACCTACCTAAATAGTGCTTGGAAGTTTTCGATAGAGCAGTATCAGGAGGCTGACGATGCCATCGGTATCGCTGCCTACGAGTTAGACCCAGAGGACTATGTTATCTGCACCACAGACAAGGATCTAAACATGATCCGTGGCTGGCACTACAACATGAAGCGTAATGAGAAGTTTTGGGTCGATGAAGACGACACGCTGTACAGTTTCTACACACAAGTGCTCACTGGAGATCGTGTAGACAATGTGCCTGGACTGAAAGGTATTGGGCCAAAGAAGGCTGAGAAGATTCTAAAAGGCTGTAAGACAGAATACGAGATGTACGATGCAGTGCTGAAGGCATACGACAACGATGAAACTTATTTAACGGAGCAGGCACAATTATTATGGATACGAAGAAAACCAAATCAGGTCTGGAAAAAGCCCCGATAGTTTACATTGAATGGGTTGACGCAGTCGCAGATGCAGGGTGGCAGGAAGGGACAAAAACAGAGATCCACAAGTGTTACACGCTTGGCTGGATTGTGTCAGAAGCAGACGATGCGATCTGCGTTGCGAACACAGTTAGTATGGACTCCAGTAACGCAAGGATGCACATACCGAAGTCGTGGATCAAAACAAGAAAGGAAGTCAACATTGAAACCATCCTCAGCGAAGGCAAAAGGCCGAGTACTGCAGCAGTCCGTAAGGGACCTAATAATCGCAAAGTTCGGACTGGAGCCTGATGATGTTCGTTCAGTTAGCATGGGCGTGTCGGGAGAAGACCTGCTTCTTAGTCCAGCAGCCAGACGGAAGTTACCAATCAGTGTGGAATGCAAGTCCAGAGCAAGCATCTCAGTATATGGACATTATCAACAAGCGAAGGACAACTGTAGAGGATTTGAACCAGTGCTCGTCATCAAGCAAAACAGAGATAAGCCCCTGGTTGTGGTAGACTGTGAATACTTCTTTGAACTACTTAGAAAGGTAAGCAATGACAACTTATAGATTTATTTATGAAGGCCAAGAGTTTGAGGACAGGTTTGACAGTCCGTTTCCGTCAGATACCGTCATTGAAGCACGGCACGACTTTGGCAGTGACCAACCTTGGCATCCGATCCTGTGGCAGTTTTGCCGCTTCCTAGAGCACGTTGGCTTTGAAGGTGTGCGTCAGAAAGTTAAGATTGATGGCGACATCAACGAGTGTCTTTTTCAGCGTTTCTACGATGAGAAGCGTTACACAGAAGAAGAAGTGCAAGAATACTTCGATGCTCTGAATGAGGACAGCGAATGAAACTACTGATGCTAGACATCGAAACAAGCCCCAACACTGCACACATCTGGGGCCTTCGTGACCAGTACATCAGTCCTGAGCATTTGCTGGAGTCATCCTATGTCCTGTGTTGGGCTGCTAAATGGTACGGCACGAAAGAGGTGATGTTTGATTCTGTGTTTAAGACTAAGCAGCCAAAGGCTATGCTTCAGCGGATACACGATCTGATCTCTGAAGCCGATGCTGTGTGCCATTACAACGGAACACGATTCGACATCCCTGTGCTCAACAAAGAGTTTCTATTGCATCATCTAGCACCACCTGCGCCGTATAAGCAGATTGACTTGCTAAAGGTAGTTCGTAAAGAGTTCCGTTTTGCAAGCAATAAACTGGATCACATTGCACAGCGCCTCGGTCTTGGCAAAAAGACAGCACACGAAGGCTATCAGCTTTGGGTTAAGTGCATGAACAAAGACCCCGTTGCTTGGAAGGTCATGGAAAAGTATAATAAGCAAGATGTGGTTTTATTGGAGAAAGTCTATGATCGTCTGCTCCCTTGGATTAAGTCTCATCCTAATCATAACCTCTACGGAGGTGACGGTTGCCCCAACTGCGGTAGCCATCGACTGCAAAAACGTGGCTTCTCCTACACAACCACAGGAACCTTCCAAAGATTCCAGTGTACGGATTGTGGTTCCTGGTCCAAATCCACCAAAGCAATAAAGGAACACGCCAATGTCTCAGCAGCATAAAACACTGGGTGATTACATCGCAACAAAGCAGATTGGTGGCGATCACTATAAAAGCGGGATTCAGCCTTGGGATGTCTTCCTTGATTGGAAGTTAGATCCTTGGTTATGTAATGTAGTAAAGTATGTGCAACGGCATCACAAGAAAAATGGTTTAGAGGACTTGCAAAAGGCTTTACACTATCTTGAGTTTGCAGTAGCGAATTATGATAAAATAAAAGAAGTGTATTACGGGAGGGAATGATGTCGTTGACACTGCGGGACATAATGGAAAGGATGGCTAAACTTGACGAGATAACACTGCTGGAGGTACTAGATATATCATCAGAAGAGATTATTGAGAGGTTTGCTGATAAGATTGAAGATAAGTTTGAAGAACTGGAGATTGATTTAGATGACTAAGATGACACCCTATTCTGAGTTTATTGCTAAGAGCCGATATAGTCGGTTTCTGCCTGATATGGATCGCCGTGAGCACTGGGAAGAGACAGTGAATCGGTACACTACGTTCCTCTATAAGCACCTGCAAGAAAAGCACGACTACAAGATGCCTGATGAGTTGTATCGGGACATCCGTGACGCAATAGTGAGCCTGGAAGTGATGCCTTCTATGAGGGCTATTATGACCGCTGGTAAGGCGCTGGAGCGTGATAACACCGCAGGCTACAACTGTTCATACCTGCCTGTGGACGATCCTAAAGCCTTTGATGAGGCAATGTACATCCTACTCTGCGGCACTGGGGTAGGCTTTTCTGTGGAGCACAAATATGTCGATCAATTACCTGAAGTCCCAGACCAGTTGTTTGATTCTGAGACTGTTATTTCTGTTGCGGATTCCAAAGAAGGATGGGCAAAGGCACTACGCCAACTCATCGCTTTACTATACTCTGGGGAAGTGGCAAGGTACGACCTTTCCAGAATTAGACCTGCAGGAGCCAGACTCAAAACCTTTGGAGGACGTGCCTCTGGTCCAGGGCCTTTGGACGAACTTTTTAAATTCACTACTGCCAAATTTAGAGCAGCCGCAGGTAGAAAACTTACATCAATCGAGTGTCATGATATTCTGTGTAAGATCGGGGAAGTTGTTGTTGTGGGTGGAGTACGCAGATCTGCAATGATTTCATTGTCTGACCTTGAAGATGACCGCATGAGAGGAGCCAAGAGTGGAGACTGGTGGACACATAACGGACAACGAGCACTTGCTAACAACTCAGCAACTTACGTTACTAAACCAGATATTGGACAGTTTCTCGCAGAATGGACAAGCCTTTATAACAGTCACTCTGGAGAGCGCGGTATCTTCTCACGAGCCGCAAGTAAAAGTCAGGCTAAGAAAAACGGCAGGCGTGATGGAGATTACGATTTCGGAACTAACCCCTGTAGCGAAATCATATTACGTCCGTATCAGTTCTGTAACCTAACAGAAGTCGTTGTTCGTGCAGAAGACACCGTTGAGTCACTCGCTAAGAAAGTTCGTATAGCAACGATTATGGGTACGTTCCAGTCTACGCTGACGCACTTCCCATACCTGCGTAAGATCTGGAATAAGAACACCGAGGAAGAGCGTTTGCTTGGTGTGTCGCTAACAGGTATTTTGGATAATCATTGGATGGGAGAGGTTTGTGACAGCACTGCGGAGAATCTTAAACAGTTACGCCAAGTCGCCGTGGATACCAATTCTGAGTTTGCAACTGCTCTTGGCATCCCTCAGTCTACTGCGATTACTTGTGTCAAACCTAGCGGCACTGTGTCTCAACTTGTTGATTCTGCCTCTGGTATTCATGCTCGACATAGTCGCTATTATATACGGCGTGTTCGTGGTGACAAGAAAGACCCTCTCTCGTCTTTTCTAGCCAACGAAGGCGTACCAGCAGAAGACTGTGTAATGCGTCCAGACAGCACTGTGGTGTTCTCGTTTCCGATGAAGGCACCTGAAGGAGCACGGTTGCGTGACGATCTAACAGCAATTGAACACCTTGATCTATGGTTGATGTATCAGCGGTACTGGTGTGAGCATAAACCGTCTGTGACGATCTCTGTCAAAGAGGACGAATGGATGGATGTTGGCGCATGGGTGTGGCGACACTTTGATGAGGTTTCTGGTGTGTCTTTCCTGCCTTGGGATGGTGGTACTTATAGGCAAGCACCGTATGAGGAATGCTCAAAAGAGGTCTATCAAGAACTATTGGCTAAGATGCCAAAAGAGATTCACTGGGATACTCTGTCTGAGAAAGACGATAATGTCGAAGGTGCTCAGACACTGGCCTGCGTTGCTGGACACTGTGAGATATGACAATCGCTCTACACTTGATCTCAGGCATGATGCTCGGTATCGAGTTCATTCCTGAGTACGAAGATGAAAAGGCCGTAGTCATAGACCTTTTTGTTCTAAGGATAATGATTTTTTGGTAGTCTAGGGTGTAGTCTTTAGGGCCTCTTCGGAGGCTCTTTTTTTATGGCTTTAGGTACAATGCTCTTTCGTCTTTTCGGCGCTTGACCAGCCCAGGCAACTCCTTACCGCCTGCCTTGGTCCACGACATAAATGCCTCAGCAGCGGCCTCAAAGTCACCCCTGTTGTGGCACATCCTTATTGTAGAGCGTTGGAGATTGCCGAGACCCACGTTGAAAGAGAAGGAAACAAGTGCATCAAACCTAGACTGAGTAAGACCAGAAGGACATAGTCGTAGAACTCCTCGTTCAAACGAAGCCAAGTCTGTGGCAAGTATGTCATCGACTTCTGCCATTGAAAGGGTTCTGTCCCATCCTGTTGGGATTGGTAAGTCTTTTCGTTCATTTAAAGGCACCTTTATATGGTTTGGATCAATTACATGGCCTACCCCGATTGTCCACAGCAGAGCAGGACACCTATACCCACGAGTACGGACACCTTCATGGTGCTTAATCATGTCGATGCACTCTTTGGAGACTTTCATTTCTTAAACGACTGAGTACCAAACCAGAATGCAATCACAGAGGAGAAGATGATGGCACTGTCCTCATCCCAGAGGATCTGCATAGCCACATCAAAAGGCACACCAGTCTTCCATGCGTAAAAGAAGCCAAAGATGTTCACAAACAGAAGCATACAAAACATACCGTAG